TGCTTGTAAATTGATTTTGTTTAGATTATCTATTGCTTTAGTTGTTGCACTGATTAATTGTGCTAATGATGCAATTTCTTTAGGATCTTGTCCGCTTATAACTAGATCTTTTAAATTGTTTACAGCTTCTAATCCCACTTCAATTACTTGAGCCGTTTTTTCATATACGTAACTACTTACATTGTCGTCGGTTAGAGGAGGTGACGCTTCTCTTGTGACTTGTTTATTTAATTTTGGCTGTGCTGGCACTGAATCGATTCGCAATTGATCTATTATCGAATCTATTTCATTTGATTGTTCCATAATGATATATATATCTTACTAATTATTTAGTTGATTGTTTCAATAATTCTACTATAATATAGAAATGTTTGAAACTCCGAAAATATACTTCACAAAAACAAATGAAAATGCGGAACTTCCACATAGAGAAAACATAAGTGATCCTGGATATTTGTTCAAAGCAACAGAAGATATTACAATACCATCTAGAAATCAAATAAAGATTTCCACCAATCTCATCATAGAAGACATTGTAAGGGGCGTTTGGGGCTTAATAATGCCCACTGACGCTCTTAATGAAGAGTATGAAGTGTTTCCCCTTACAAAGATAATAAACAATACATTTAGAGGGGAACTTAAGATTTGTCTTTACAATGCATCTGAAAATGATTATACATTAAAAAAAGGTGAAGTATATGCTAGAATTGTTTATATGCCACTGTTAACTATTGAACCAGAATTGAAAAAACATGAATAATCACTATAACACATTATGGGTTGAAAAATATCGTCCCAAAAATCTTGATGATATTATTTTAGATGGAGACGTTAAAGAACACTTCAAGACAATTACTGAAGATGTTCCTAGTATATTGTTTTATGGACCTCCGGGTATCGGTAAGAGTAGTTTAGCAAAAATACTTGTAAATGACATATTAAAGTGCCAATACCTTTACATAAACGCTTCTGATGAGAATGGTATTGATACTATCAGAAATAAGGTAATAACATTTGCTCAGACTCGTTCTATTGATTCCAAGAAAAAGATTGTTCTTTTGGAAGAAGCAGACGGTCTTACTGGTGAATCTTTAAGAATCCTTCGTAATGTTATGGAAGAGTACTGTGATACTACTCGTTTCATATTGACAGCTAACAATTTAAACAAGATCATGGAACCAATTAGATCTCGTTGTATTTTATTTAAAATTCAACCAACACTAAGAGGGTGTGCAGATCGTTGTATTGAAATTCTAAAGAAGGAAAATATTCAATTTGATATTTCTTCTATTAAGAAAAATCTAACAAACTTTTTAAATGATAGATACCCAGATCTTAGAAGAATAATTAATGATTTGCAAAAATTCTCTGTAACAGGAACTTTAGTATTTCCAGAACAGTATGAAATCTCTAATATTTCTAGTTATATAATAGAAGGACTAGTTTCTAAAAGTATATCTTCATTAGAAATACGAAAAAAGATAATAGAATCGGAAAAGGACTTTAATGGTGATTATCAAGAACTGATGAAAAATATATTTGAATATACCTATAAATCAGACGATTTAACAGATAAAGTAAAAAGAAGTCTTTTGATTGATTTAGGAGAATACATGTATAGAGACAATTTCGTGTTGGATCATGAAATCAATTTCTTTTGCTGTATTCTAGCAATAGAAAACTCTATTTGTTCTTAGATTTTTTTCTTTTAGGACCAGTAAAATATTTCTTTGCAATAGCAGGAGAAGCTGGAATAGATGTTTGTGCTGTTGCTAGTTTATTATCTATTGGATGATTATTAAGACCCTTGAAAGCATCAGTATCCACGGGTATTGGTTTACATTGAGCGTAATTATCGTATTTTTCGTATTTATTCGGAACCCCTTGTACTGGTGGTAAATTTACTCCAAAATCTAAAACTTCTACAAGCTCAAAGTCTCCCGGAACTTGAAATTCATTGAATTCAGTAGGTGATTGTAATGAACGTGGATCTGTTTTTAATGTTAAAATAATATTAATAGATCCTGCTAAATCATTTGCATCTTTAGCAGATGCATTTGTGCTGTTACCAGCAATATCATGAATAAAAAAGAATAGATTTGGATTTTCTTCTATTCTACTTCTAAGCCACTGATCAAAGCTAGAATCTTTCTGATATCTTGCTTTATAAAAATCAGAATTAAAAAACTCCTTACGTAGTTTTACTGGAGTATTTGTACGAAATCCACCATTTGAATGATGTGTATGTGCCTTTTCGCACAATGTTTCAAATTTATTAAATTTTTTACTCATATATATTAGGTTTTTGTCATAAATATTTACCATACATGGCTGCTATTTACATAGATAATCTAATAAAACCTAGAGAAATAAATTCTCCTAGTAGTTATCCTTCAAAAGAAACTGTACAAAATAAATTTGTATATACAGATTTAAAATTAGATTTAAAAGAAGCCAAAAATTTAGGAAACGGATTAAATCCTGCTATTTCCAATGATATTGAGGCTTCTTATGACTTAGAGGCAATAAGAAACTCTCTTTATAATATTTTTACAACAAGAAAGGGGCAAAAATTATTAAATCCTCTTTTTGGAGGTTCTTTAGATCAACATTTATTTGAAAATATCACAGAATTTAAAGCTAAAATATTGGGAGACAGCATCGTAGACTCTGTTTCAAGATTTGAAAATAGAGTGCGAGTAGATTCTGTACAAGTAATGCCAATGTATGATGAAAATCAATATTACGTAATATTTAATTATACTATATTAAATATAAAAGATATTAAAAAATTTGAAATATTATTTAATGCAAATAACATAACATTTATATGAGCGATATAGCCCCATTTAACAAAAATTCTTACATTGCCTTTGATGGTGTCAGTATTCGTGACATCATTGTAAATCGTCTTAATCAAGGAAAGGTATTTACCGATCAAAATTATCAAGGATCTAACTTATCTGCTCTTATTGATGTTTTAAGTTATACTTTTAATACTTTATTATATTATTTAAACAAAACTTCTTCGGAGAGTATGTTTTCAGAAGCACAAATATATGAAAACATGAATAGAATAGTAAAGCTTTTGAATTATAGACCCATTGGTAGATTAGGACAAAATGTTCCATTCAGATTGTTTGCAAATTCTAACATACCAAGAGGAAATTATTTTGTTCCTAGATATAGTTATGTAAATGTCGGAGGAACACAATATTCTATAAACAAAGACATGGTATTCTCAAAGTTATTTGATGGAACTGCCGAAATAAATGATGTCAATAATAGCTATCTCTTATATCAAGGAAGTTTCAAAGAATATCCAATATATACAGCATCTGGTATTGATAATGAAGTTTTATTTTTATCATTAGGAGATTCTGTAAAAATAGATCACTTTAATATTTTTGTATATGTAAAAGAAAAAAATTCTGACAAGTGGGATGAATGGACAAACGTTTCTGACATATTTTTATATACATCAACAGACAATGTATATACTACAAGATTCAATCAGAATTTAAGATATGAAATCCAATTTGGAAATGGTATAACAGGAAAAAAAATAAACGAAGGAGATCAAATAGCAGTTTATTATTTACAAATAGATGATACTACTCCTTCTTTGGGACAAGGTGCATTGGATAATTCTAAATTTATTAATTTTAATAGTACTAGATACAATGAAATATTGTCTTCTATTTCTTTTAATTTTAATTCAAAAATAGACACAACACAATTAAATTACATTTCAATTACCAATGATTATCCTTCAAATTCATATACTGATTATGAAAATGTAGATAATATAAGAAACAATGCCCCACAAGCATTTACTGCTCAACAAAGACTTGTTACTGCATTGGACTATGAAGTTTATATGAGATCTAATTTTCCTAATATCATTACAGATAATAGAGTTGTTAGTAACGAAGATTATATGAGAGGCCATATGAGATATTTGTATAACATAGGATTGAATAATCCACAAATTCAAAATCAAGTTTTATTCAATCAAGTTAAATTTTCAAATTCTTGTAATTTCAATAATTTATACATATATACAATACCAAATAATAATTCACAAAACTTTTTATCTCCACCTCAAAAAGAAATAATTATAAATAGCTTGTCACCCAATAAAACAATAGCAGCAAATCCTGTTTTAATAGATCCTATATTTATGAATTTGGATTTTTATATAAAACCTCCATTTGGAAATGCTAGTTTTGATGATCTATCTAATTGCAAATTAAGAATAGTTAAAAGCAAATATACTAGAAGAGCATCTTCTAGTATATTACTAGAAATACAAAATTTATTTAAAAATACCTTTAATCATACCACATCAAAACTAGGAGATTTAATAAACATAAATCAATTAAATTCTGATATATTGAATATGGATGGTGTGGATTATATAGAAACATATAGATCAGATTCTGATACTTCCATTAATGGATTGTCATTAATGATGTGGAATGATTTATATCCTGAATTAGATACTAGGGTATATACACAAAATGTTAAATTAGATTTCTTCCAATATCCTTTATTTTATAACGTAGCAAATATATCTTCTAGAATAGAAATAGTAGAAGATATCGCATCAGTTTCAAAAATATAATTAAATGTCTCTTCCAATTATAATTCCCAATCAAACGTTTTCTTTATCTGCTGGTAATTATGCTGTAGACCAGATAGACAGAACAGGTACTACTCCGCTTACTTGGACTATAGTAGGATTGCCAGATGGATTGACTTTTGATTATGTAAATGGTGGATTTTATGGAACTCCTATACAAGCAGGTGTTTTTTATTCCTTTGTTGTTTTACAAAATTCCGAAGGAACAGATTCTTCTGTTGTTGAATTTAAAATAGAAGATGTATATTCAAGTTCTGTAGTTTCCTTTTCTATTTCTCCAAATAAAGGATATGCTAATTCTACTCCTTTTCAATTTGTTCCTATAATAGCAGGATCCCAAAAACCAATTTTACTTACATGGGAATTTGGTGATGGAAGTATATCAAATGAACAAAATCCTATACACATATATAAAGTTCCTGGAAAATATATTGCAAAATTACATGTACACTTTAAAGGAAAGGTTATATCTTATAATACGGAAATATTTGTAAATCTTTTAATAAACGAATCTGTATATTTTGATTTTGTTCCTCCTCCAACATTTTCTGGACATTATAATAGATATCCCTTTAAAGTAAATTTCACATCCTCTAAAAAAGGACCGCATTATATAGATTTAGGAGCACAATTTTCAAGATCATATCAATTACAAGAGGTTGAAAATAAATGGTCATTTTTAAGACCACATTGGAGATTTGTAGATTTGTTGGGAAATGAAATTAGTGCAATAATTCCTAATGAAACTGAAATATATACTACAGATTTAGGTGCAATAAATACACAAGGAACCGGATTATTTTCCGGAGTAACAGGAACTGCGGAGTTCTATTTCATTGACGATATTTATAACTATGATCTATCCGTTAAGGACGATGCATATTCAACAGTAATTGCTACATTAAGGACAAATGAAATAAAATCAATTCATGATGGATTTCATGTCAATAATGATTTGCCAGGATTTTCTAATAGTTTAGCAACTGCTTCTTGTCCGTATATGGTTTTACATAGACCAGTTGATAATGTAAACATAACCGATAATGGAAAAACATATAGTGGATTAAAATTTGAAAATGCTCAACAACCAGTAATAATAAATACAAATTACTTAAAACCATTTCCAGAACCATTTTACTGGAAAGATGATAGTAACGAAGTTGATGTATATTATCCTAGAAAAAATGAATTTTCGCATAATTTTCCATTAGAAAATCAAAATAATGTTACTGTAAATGCAGGAGCAACTGGAATGCGTGTTGATTTTGTCCCATTGCCAACATTTGAATGGAAAGATAAAGACAATTTAAAAACACCTGGATATTGTAAAGGAAATTTCATAATACAAGACATTTTAACAGCAAATCCTATTCTTACAGCAAGTGCTGACATAACATATCCTCCACTTTCTACACAACATCATAGTCCTATTTTATGGATATCAAATCCAGAAGCGGGATTGATGACTACTGCTCAGTATATTTTCAGAGACTCTCTTTCTGCTGCGTTTGACACTCCTAACATGAAAATAGCAGTTGTTAATAATTTCAACATGCCGATAATAAGGAAAGTTGATTTCACTACAGATGCAATGGCTATTACTGGATTTCATGGTATTAACAGCATAGCAGCATTGCCATTACCAGCTTATCATGCATGGGCATTAGACTCAGAATTGAATTACCTTTATAGATTAACAACAAAGGGAACTATTTTATGTGCTATTGACATAAATCAAATTATAAGAGATAATAGTTTAGGATTTTTAACAAATGAATATGCTTCACCAGCATCTATCGTGTTGGATGGTAAACAAAACATTTGGATGACTCTTTATGATACGGTATCTACTTTAAAATTTGATAGATTTGGAAACTTTTTGTTTGCAACTACACCTTTAAGCAGTACGGGATACATATTCCCTCCAGCACCTAATATTGAAGGTCCTTGGTATGCTCAAAATTCATACTATGATTATGATGAATCTGAACAATATGATTGGAATACTGTAAATAATAAAGATGTAAATTTTGTAGAACCTACATACATAGATTCAGATACAAAAAACAATGTCTGGGTATCATATTCTCATTATGCTAGTGGATATTTAGTTAAATACGATTCTAATGGAGGTCTTATATATTCACACACATACCCAGTATGTTCTTGTCCTCAATCAATAGCAATTGATGCTGATGATAATGTTTGGATTGCTCTTTCTAATAATATATGGAGTTCTAGAGAATGTACATTAGAAAAGAGATCCTCTACTGGTACATTGTTAAGTTCATTCTACCCTATTATGGGTTTAAATCATTTAACTCTTGATTGGGATCAAAATATTTGGTTTACATTTAGCTATAGTCATATAGGGAATATAAACACAAAGTCTGGAAGTATATTTGTTACTGATTTGTCTGGAACAGGAGTCACTAAAAATGCCTCTGATTGGTTCGATCCTTCTGATAATACCGATGAAACCGCTTTAGAGGGTATTGGATGCGATTTAAAAGGAAGAGTATATGTTATAAATTCTATAGAGAATCAAGTGTATGTTTTAGACACAAGAACTAAGAAATTTTTAAATAAATTTTATGTGAATCCTCAAGGATTCACGTTTTATATGGATGATCAGTCATCTTCCACCAGAATGCTTGCTGATATTTGGGGAAAATCTTTACAAGCAAACGGAGATTGGACTGGATTGAGGTGGGTTAGAAAACATGGACACGAATTACCTTATTATACAACAGATACTTTTACGGATTATATAACAGGATCGACTGATAAAATCAATTACATTACAAATGATATAAAATCTATAGCCAAATTAAATGAAAATTTTGATATGGCAGATTACATGAAATCTTTAGCGTTCATGCCTTCTTTAATAGAAAGTAATGTATTATTTGATGACTTTTTAGGTTCTATAATGGGGAAATATCCATTTAGAAATGATGATTTGGGTGTAAATGTTTATGAAAAAATTTCAAACTTTACAATAAACAATGCAGATGTTGATTATTGCAATATAGATCAATTAAACAGCATGGCAATGACATTGAATGTAGATCCAAATGATCTTAACTTTAATCTTCCATTGTCTTTAAAATCTATACTGAACATATGTAGTATAAATCAATCTAGATTGTTTGGTTCTATTTCTTTACAAGAAGATGCGTTTTCAAAAATAAACAATCAAGACGTATTAAACAGAGGAGATCTTATATCCTCTTTGTGTTATACAGTAACAGCAGGAACTCCTGTTGTTTTAAAAGATAAATCAATTAATAAATATCAAAAAATAGAAACATCTGAAATAAACAGTTGTTCTGCATATTCAATTTCAGTTTTAGCAGAATATATAGGACTAGGAAATAGTGATTGGGATTCTTATTACGAGTTTTATACCTTTAATCCTAGCTATGATTTAACTAATATAGAAGGCATTATAGATTGGAATAACGATAAAACTACTATAAACAGAAATCTATCGAGTTCTAAATATTGGTACGGACAAGATGGATATCTATCATATGTTTTAATATATGATTTATATAAAGGATTGGGTTTAATTTAAGTTTTAACAGTAGATATTAAATAATTTGCTTTATTAAAAGCAGATAATATCTCTTCTATTTTATTATTAATTCCAGTCTTAGATTGTGTTATAAATGTATTAAGTTCCAAGGAAGTTAAAATTGCTGATATTTCTTTATAAACAGAAAAATAAGTATCAATAATTCTATCAGAATCATCTCTAAATTGAGAAATGTTGTTTATGTCTAAACATTGACATTGTGATATTATTTTAGGAAAAATAATATCATTTTGTCTAACAGTTCCTATAATTTCTTCTTGAAGAGAATCAAATAAATCATCTAAATCATCATATAAATCACCTAGTATGATATGAACAGGATGGTTCAATACATACCAATGAATCATTTTAATAGAAGATAATGTCTTCAATAAAAATGATCCAAATTCTCTAGTTGTATCTAAAGAATTCGTGCTTGCTTGTGTTGTTATTATTTGTATTTCCATAATTTATTTTCTTTTATATATTTCTGTTTTAATTAAAAAATCTCCAAGTATGGTATCACCGCTTGATAGAAACTTATAATTGTTGGTATCGGAAATATCAACGTCATCTGTTTTTTTAATCTCTTCTTCATTTTTTAATTCAACATTTTCTTCACTTTTAAAAGAATTTAATCCCAACTTATCATTAGTAAAATTAACAGTATAACCAAAATCCTCCAATTCTTTTTTTAATGATTTTAATAAATCTTCTGTGTTTTTAAAAAATAATCTCCAAAAAGGTATTGGAAATATAATATTCAATGCATTTACTCTTACGGCACATTGTTGACACGGTTCTGTTTTTTTAGTAATTATTTTAGTTATCCATCCTATTAATTTACTGTGTAAAAAACAAGCTACCAAATCACCCAATCCGCGAGAATATTTAATTTTTAAATTTGGATCTTTCATAATACGCTAGAAATTCTTTTATTAAACTTATCAACAGCAGTTAAAATACAATCAGACATATCATAAAAATCATCATCTGCTAAATTGTCATTATTTTGTATTATTTTTCTTAATTGTTTCATTATAGTAATTAATTGAACATTTAAAGGATATTTTTTATCTATATATTCAAAAGTGTGTCGTTCTTCTTGTATTTCTTCTATAGAAGAACCGATTGGAAGCATTTCTCCAGTTTCATAATCACCTTTCCACTCCCAATTTGAAATATTTGTTTTTTCGGATGGTACTTCTCTTCTTAGAATAGGAGAATTGGGTGGTATTTCATCACTATATCCTATAAATTGTTTTTTATCGTTAAAAATGGCAAACATTATAAATAATATTTATAAGATATTATGAATATGCAAAGAATTAACTTTTATATGGTCCAAGCAAGTCTCCAAATGTAGCTCCTATACGATTTGAACTTAATGTTTGTATTAAAGACAATCCAATTACACAATAACCAGGGGCTCCACCAAAAGGTGGTAGTGAAATACCTCTAGAATCGAATCCTCCAGAATTTTGTCCTTTTTGTCCTAGTGTTCCTCCAGGTGTTCCGTTTGTATAACCAAATCCACCATTTCCGGGTATGGTAAGGCTTCCATCGTTTCCATTAGTTCCGCTTTGCGTTGTGAAAGAATAGGAAGACAATGTAGAAACATTCGATCCTCCTACGCCATAATACCCCTTCGTATTTCCTGCTCCTCCACCGCCTCCACCGCCACCTTTTAGTATAGGTTTTGTTCCATTACTATTTAATGGAAATTTTATAGAATAAAAACTATTATCTTTATATGAGGCTAATCCTCCACCACCACCACCGCCTCCTCCTGCTATTGTTCCATCATTTAAAAACATTTTAACAGGATAATTAAGAACTATCGCATTTCCACCCGCTGTTCCGTTATTTGTACTATTTAAAGGAATTCCTAATGATTGACCATAACCACCGTTTCCTCCATATCCAACTATTGTTCCATAATTTAAAATATTTATATCATCTCCATGTTTAAATCCATTTATACTAAATGCTTCTCTATTTAAAACTTCGCTACCAATAACTACACTAGAATTTATTATAACTTTTATGTCAGTATTTCCTGCTAGATATTTTCCGGTTCCAATAACATGATAATACAAATCAAAATTAAATTGACTATCTGTTATTGTTATTTCTATAAATGGTCTTTTCTTTGTAGTGTTTACTACTATTCTTATTGGTGTTTCTTTTTCTACATCGTCTTGTTGTGTTGTATCTTGATCTCCATAAACAACTCCTAAAAACACCCAGTTACCCCTTTGAACCTCAAATTTATATATATTACCTTTTAATAAATGAATATCTTTTTTTAAAAATTTAGCATACATTTCTCTAATATTAAAAGAAAATTCTGGACTTGTTTGTATGTCAAATAAATAACTATTATCTAAAGGATCTACAGGAATATTATATAAAAAAAATGTTAAATTTACATTTGTATTTTCATTAAAATCTAAAGGATTGAAGTTAGAATTTAAATAACTTTTAGCAACAGATATTAATTTATCGTTTCTTTGATTTATAGTAGGACAACTTATTGCTATATTAGCATATGTAGATATGTTTAATGGATAATGAACGGAGAATGTATGTTTAGACCAATAAGAACTTAATATATTAACAGTAGCATATGCCATATTAAATCTTAATGGATCTTCAAATTGATTTGTTGCTTGTATAAAAAACGGAATATTTTCTTTTAAATCATCAAAAATAGCTTGATAATTGTCAGAATTAATAGTAAGCATGCTGGATAAATTACAAATTTCAGTATCTAATTTTAAAAGATTAAAATTATGTTTTGCCGCAGAATCGCCTACACATTCGTTTTTAGTTATTTTTTTAATTGGAATATCAGTACTCATTTTGTTAAAAACCTTTCAAATGTCCATGCACAATTTTTAATTGAAAATACAACTGCAATTAAATCGTCAACTTCATTTCTATCTTGAAAAAACATTTCTACATTAGCCTTTATATATCCATATGCTGTTTGTGCATTTGATGTAATGGTAGTAGTTGTATTTGCTGGAGTCCATGATATTGTTTTATATAATATTCTTTTAAAGTTTGAAATGACATTGAATGCTGTTTCCGTCCATGTTGGAATTGTTGCTGTAGATACATTAGATGGAGCAGTAAGTTTTAATGATGCTTGTGGTTGTGTCCTTACATAAGGAGGAAGATCATAAAAACAAGTTATAGCTTTTGATTGTGAGCATGTTGCAGACGAACCCTTACAATCAAAATCTCCATTACTACAATATACATATCCTGTATAAAAATTTTTACAAGTAATAGTAATTGTTTTATTTGCAGTTGTACATAATGTGTAATCTGTTAATAGTTGATTTTCATTAACGTATGTTCCATATGCCCATCTATGCGCATATACTATAAGTTTTTGATTTTCTACATAATTATTAAGGGGTATTCCATTTTTTATAGTTATTTCTGGAAAATAATTAGAAGCCCATGTTTGTAGAGAATTTACTATATCACTTTTAGATATGTCTATATTAAATATAGAAGGGAAAAAAATAGTTATTGGTTTCAACCAACCCGCAGAATTTGTTTCTACTATAGTACATACATTTAATAGAGTAGATGAATATGTTTGCGAAATTGTTGTAATTTGTTTTAAAGTGTTTTTAAAATCTTTATAATAATTCACAACAGGTGTCCAGTAATCATTTGCTCTTTGTGTTACTTCTTTTGTTAACAAATCTAAAGTTTCATAATTTAAATTTATAGAACTCAAGGAATCGCCTATAGAAGAAGTTGGTTGTATATATATAATATCGTTCATATATTAATCCAAACATTGTTTATGTTTTTAAATTTCATATTTATAGTTCTACATGTTGTTTTTTCTATGACATCTCTTTTCAATCCTATAGATAATTGTTTGCTTCCTCCACCTTGACATGCTACTGGCACAGAAGTAGCACTAGAATTTATAATGGTACATTTATCATATGCATTGGTACATGGTCCATATCCAGCCAGTCCTCCGTGGTGATTACATCCTCTGGACGGTTTAGGACAACCAGAACAAGAAAGACTACCTCCACCACCATTTGGTATGCATGGTTCGTAAAGAGATCTATTAAACTTAAAACTAAATGATGTTTCTTGATTTAAATATATCAAAACATTTACCATTTGATCGTCAGTGTAATATATTGGATTGAAATTTACGTCTAACCAATTTTTTATTAAAGAAATTTGTTGAATCGATGTTTTAGAATACCAAACAGTAAAGTCTATCATCTGTGGATAATATAATTGTATATGCTTATTCCAAGAAGAACTTAACTTACTAACAGTTGTTGAAAGATCTATCCAAGCAGCACTAAATTGTTTAACATTACTAGCAGTAGTTAACCATCTAGCACTATATTGACTAACTAATGTATATATGTCATACCAATTGTTTTGTTGAATATACAAAGAACTTATAGATTCACTTAAAGTTAAAAAGTTATAATTTATAATATCCAATGAATCTTTTAAACAGTATCTTTGATCTATTAAATAGACATTCGAACATGTAGGTGTTATTTTTTCAAAAGTAATCATATTATATCCAATTTATTTTATATAAAGAAGTCTCTGCTGGTTTAATTTTATTAATACAATCTTTTATAGTGGTTTCTATAAGATATTTTAAATCATCATTTATGTTTAAATTATGTATATTAATATTAAAATAATTACTCTTACTTCCTGGTAATTGATTTTTATACCAATATTCAATTTCTTCTATAAAATTTCTATCTCCTACGTTAATATTCCATTTTAAATATTTTCTAGGATCTGCAAGTTCAGAAGAGAAGTATATAGCTTCTATTTCACCTACACTTAATGCTTTTGAATATAATCTCAAATCGGCAATATTTCCTATAAATTTATTAACATCATCCAATCCAATAAGATCGTTTAATGTGGTGTTTTTGATACTTGCTGCTCCTAATAATAATGAAGATCTATAATCATAATACAATTCATATAAATTAGGTTCGAAAGATACCTTGCCTACATTAATGGTATCAATATAAAAATCAGCAATCCCTCTAAATGAATCAAAAACAAAAGAAAAATGATGCCAACCGTGAGGTAAAGAGCTTGTTGTAAATGATAAAGAAAGTAATTGAGGATCTCTTCCGTCTGGTTGTGCTATTTTAAATTTCCAAGAAAGTGTTGTTTTTCTTGGAATAAATTTTCTAACAAACTGATATCCAGTAAAATCACCTTTTGCATTGAATTTTAATTGATCAAGATTTTCAACATTTAATGTTCTTAAATCTGATCTATATTCCATGCTACCAAGACTATCTATGGCATATATTTCATTATCTCTTGTATCTACTAATATTAAAACATCTTCAAATTGCTCTTTTCTATTACAAACATCAGAAGCAATTAAAGGTGTTCTTACAAAATCTATATATCTAAATACTAAATTATCATCACAAGGATCTAATGGATTAGAAACTCTTCTTCCTATTCTAAAAGAAAAATCTACAGTATCAGTTATGCTATTTATTCTAGAAATTCTGTCTTGTTCATGTGATATCCATAAATTATTATTAAAATCCACTGATATTTGTTGTGTAAACCCTACAGTTGCATAAAATATTTTATTTTTATATAAACTACCTCCTATTACTTCCCATAAAACATTGTTATTGTCTATTACCGAAACATATCCGCTTGAAAATATAACTTCATCATCAATTAATGTTATTTCTATTCTTTTTGTACTAAATGGAACATCAACAGAAAGAAGATATTGCATATTAGAATCAAATACGCTATACATTTTTTTTGTATCATCATATAAATAAAATCTTTTTTGTGAATCTATTTCTATTTGATTTATGTTTTCTATAAAATAACTAATATTAGTTACTTGCAATATCAACGAATTTACTTGATTAAATTTTGATGCTGTTTTATTTAAAACATCAAAAACCCAATAGGTGAAATCTGGTAATCTAAATATATAACTATATTCAGTATCATATCCATATAAAGTATTAGGAATTAATAAAGGAACTTCACTTAATTTTTTAAACTTATAATTTAAAGTATATGCAGTAGCAGAAATTGAATTTGTAATTGTTAATACGGGAATACCATTTCCATTTGAATTTATTAATCCAAATCCACTTTCAAAATAGTTTCCAAATATTTGTTCACCATTGATATTAGACCAATCATCAACGTTTAACCACATAGAAGCTGTCAATCTTTGTTTTTGTAATAAAGAATCGTTTGCAAGAAATAATGCATGATTGTTTCCTTTTAATTTCCAATAATTTCCTATAAAAGTATCAGGATCTGCAAAATATACCAATCCATCATTTCTAAAGTCAGAATTATCTAAAAGAGGAGAAGACAACCATTCAGTTATACTCAAAACATTGGCTCCTTCGTTTATAGTAGAATTTTTATCTAAAAAGTTTAAGAAAATTTTACTATTATCAATTCCACCTCGTTCATAACTATATAAAACACCTGGTTCAAAATATGTTTCTGAAGGAACGTCGAATGTATATTCATTAGTTGGATATATTCTTTCATTATATACTAATGCTTTGGCTGTCAATGCTTGATCCAATGTGTAATATGCAGCATTATAGTATCTATCCATCCATATTTTATCTCCAGTATTTGTACCAGAAAGCCATGAGCATAACCATGTATTATCAAATTTTTTAATACTCTTCGGCTGAGATATTCCTTTTATTATTTCTTCATAATCCCCTCTATACATACACAATCTATCAGAAGTAAATGGTATTTCTCCTGCAATCGCACCATCTTCTATAAGACCAGAGGATTGTAGGGATATTCTCTTAGAAGTAGGTGGATAATAAAAAATATTTTCAGAATCTTCATTAAAGGTAAATTCTTTAGTGTTTGACTGATATCCTAAATAAACTCTATCATATCCCTTAGCTTGATTAGTTCCTGTATATATTTTATTATATGTTCTTTTTATTGACGGACATGCTGTTAATATCGGATTAGCTGTTGAATATGTGTATTCAGATGTTTGATAATTTTTAAGACCGTGTATTTGTAAATCATAAAAAGCTTCATCTTGGGTTTTCTTTATATTTTCTATAGGAAACATTCCTAAATAATTTTGAGAGTATAAATTAGACATTGAGAATTCCTCATTTATACCTAAAGGATTTGGAATTTGAGTAGGATTTACATCATAAGAAACTAAAAAACTGTCTGAAGTGCTTTTTTCTTTTTCTATTTCAAATTGTTTATATGAAACAAAATTAAAAAAATAAGATATTGGTACATTATTTGGTAATGCTATTGGGATAACTACTATACTATAATTCGTACTATCTACATACAAAATTCTGCCATAATAACTATTATATTCAAATATGGCAATAGAACTAACACCTAATATATAATCAAATATTTGTGTATCAGATCTAGGATGTACTTCGGTTTTAAAAAGAACAGTAGCAGATGTTCCAATTCTATTTAATGTTAAAAAATCTCCCTCATTGTTTTGAATTGAAAGCGTATCATCAGAATTGAATATAAAAGAAAATATGTCATTATTTGAATAATCGTTACTTCTACTATCTTTTAAGTAAAATGGACTATTATTATCATTTAAATCTGTTCTATATTGTTTTATTACAGTATTATTCCTAGACAATATAGGGGATTCTATTTTTGTTAACGGTATTTCAATATTAGGAATTTCTTTATTTTCTAAAAAGTAAGAATTATATATAAAATTAGTTAAAAACATTCCTGTTTTCTTATTAATAGAAAAGTCCATTGCATTTTTAAGAAAATTATGCAATTTAAAGGACATCCCATTAGAACACAACACATGGGTATTTTTAACTTTAAAGTTATCACCAACTACGTTAAAGTCTACTGGTCTCCAAGACGCAGTACCTAATGTATTTTGTATATTAAAAACAGCTGACATTACATATATTTAGACAAAAAACCCTATTATTGTAGGAGTTTTTATTAAAAAATATAAAAGAATCTTAATTTGTCGCAACCATCCAACCCTTTGATATTAAGCTCGCTTTAGCTGCTAGGGCAGCAGAACTTGTTGGTGTACCGTTAGAACCAAATGGGAGACGAGTAGGAACCGAAGGTGAGTCGTTGCTTACATCATTCGATCCCGATAATAAAAGGCTATATGTCATTAGACCTTGTTGTAATGTAGGTGTTACTGATGCTGGTTGGGCATTATCAATACCGATCAAGATATTTTCAATGTCCGTTTGATTTATTCTATTGAATAAAGCATCTAAGTAAACAATTCCTCCATAGGAAGAACTTATATCTAAATTTGCCAAATTAGAATCCTGCACACTTACAGTTTTTAATTTACTCTTTTGACTTAAAAAATCAATATTTGGTGAATAGGCTCCTCCTAAATCAACATATTCTAAATCAGAATCTGCAATATCAGCTTGTATACCGCTTAAATTTAAATTAGTAATCAAATTTAAATATCTCAATTTTGGGCAATTGGTAATATCAACATCAGTAGTACCATACCAATTTTGACGCAAGCTAATATATTCAAGAGATGTGCATCCAGAAAAATTAATAGTTTTAAAACAATTCACATTCAAATACATATCAACTGTAGATAGGCTTGTGCAATTACTAAGGTCCACATCTACAGGTTGACTAAAACCGTCTGGATCTCTAATATAATCAAGAAAACCCACTTTTATGTAAATAAGTTTATCCCTATCCAACATCGTAATGGTATTATTTGAATAGTTTGTGCGAAACCTCACATCCCCTACCCAATCAATATAGTATGAATTAGCAATAACGTGTTTCGTAAATTCAAATACTTCACCTGGTGCAAAATAGTACATGAAGGGTGTACGTGCTGGAAAAAAATCTTCTAAATACCCAACCAAACTAGAAAGTGTTGTTCTATATTCAGCAGTTCCATCGGCTTTATAACCAACTATGTAGTCAGCATCTTCTAATGAAGGTTTATTATCGAAATCAGTGAATTTTTTAATTGCCATATATATTATTACTTATACTAAACGAATCCAAGATTATCATTGCTTATTGAAAAAAGATAACTATCATCAATTCCTATAAGTAAATCATCATTTAAAATTGATGCTGGTGGATTAATTAATTGATTTTCTGGAGTAAATCCAAGTATTAACGATCCTGTTGTGAAATATACAAATGTAAACATTTCATCATTTACTGTTGAAAGTTTAACATTATTTGTAACATAAACAACAGAAGCATTTGCTGAAATAAGATTTGTGGTTGTAATTCCTAGATTACAATCGTAATAATCATTTACATTATAATTATTAGTGAAAGTTACACCATTAACACCACCAATTGTAACGTCAAATGTGTTTATAGTTGAATCTGCTACGAAATAATACTGAGTACTTGGATTTACATCTACAGCTTGTCCATTAGTGTTAATGGTAATTATCGTTGGAGTATCAGTTGGTGTATCTGTTGGGGTATCTGTTGGGGTATCTGTTGGGGTATCTGTTGGGGTATCTGTTGGGGTATCTGTTGGGGTAACAGTTGGAGTATCTGTTGGGGTATCTGTTGGGGTAACAGTTGGAGTATCTGTTGGAGTAACAGTTGGAGTATCTGTTGGAGTAACAGTAGATGTTGCTGTTGGTGTTGGTATTGGAAGAGATTCTAATACAGAAACACGATCAAAAAGCTCTTGAAAGTTATCTGTTATCGTATTTCTTACGTCTAAAAGTCGATCTCCGTTATTAAAATTTCTTAATGCCATATAATCCTATTTATCTTGAACAGATTACTTATTAAAGCTATTCCGTCCAAATGAAATTATCATTCCAAATATTTAAATCATTCCAAAAATCAACAACAGGTGATGGTAATGGAATCGAAGATGGACTAAATCCAGCAATAATAGATCCTGTAGTATAATAATAAAAAGTAAAAAATTCGTTTTTTATTGTGGATAAATTTATGCTATTAGTGATATACACATCAGATGAATCTGATGAAATGTCATGTGTTGTTGTTATTCCTAAATTACAATTAAAATAATTGTTTATATCGTAATTATTTGTAAAAGTAACTCCATTTAATCCATTGATATATAAAGTAAATGTACTTATGTTTTCATCTATTATAAAATAATATTGTTTATATGGATCGACATCAACAATAAATCCATCATAATTTATATTAATGTAAGTAGGTGGTATATTTTCTACTAATCCTATGGATATACCAGATACACACGGTCTTACTTCTTGTGTGAATCCTCTCCAAGAACTGACTCTATACATAATAGAATCTCTTGTAAGAAGTCCATATCCAGCTTCATTTTCAACAATAACATCTAAATGATTTTCAGTATGAATTGGTTTTTTTTGTAATTCATAAAAAACTGCATCTGGAACATCAAACATTAATACATTTTCGTTTCTTACCTCAAAAAATGGTATAGATACTCCACAAAAAGGAGGATTGTACGGTGATAGTTTGGGATAATTTCCAAATGGATTGTAACACGCATAACTTAAACTATTAAATATGGTAACATCAGATGCACTTAAATATACATTTCTAATTTCATAAAAACTTTTTCCCGAAACTATAATTTTTTTTAATTGTTCCGATGAAATAGAAGGCAGCAAAACTGAAATTTTATAAGGAAATACATTCTGAGCACTTGGCTTGGCATAAATAAGAACTCTTGCGTCGGGTTGTTTCATGATTATAATTCGGGTAAATTGAAGAAATCACCAACCGGATTATCAGAAATAAAAAATTTCTCGTCTATTGTATATATTTTTTTAACAATCTGATCACTCTTCTTAAATAACCAACCTTTTATTGTAAATGACGTATCTGCTACTAGCCTATAATTCTGTGTAGGTCCAATATCCGTTGGATATGAGAGATTTATTTGACCATTCCACAAAACTTCTGTTCTTATTTCAAAATTTTTAGAAAATGGTAGTTTCCAAGAAATTACAATATAAGGATCACAATAAGGAATAAAATTTGTTAAAATTTGATCCATATCCGATTGAAATTTTGTAATAATACTCATATTAACACCTATATTAACAGCAACTGGTTGTGGTATGTTTTTAAGGTAATCGGATGAAATTGTTTCATCAAAAACAGGAATAAAAAAAGAATCTAGTTTATTTGTAGTTCTAGTATTGTCTCTACTCATCCCATTTATACTAACAGCAACTACAGGAACTGTTAATCCACCAGGTGCTGGTGTTTTTAAAGTATCAAATACTCTTTGTTTAGGAGCATATACAAAATTAACACCAAATCCACTAGTAGGTGGTGTTAATGTCTTTTTGTTATCATATCTTTTAATGATAATGTCATTAAAAGCAGAAACAAACTGCTCCATTAAAGTTTGTATTTCAAAATTAAAAGTGTAATTCTTCACTTTTAATATTTACATCATATGATACGTTCTAAAAAATGTTTAGGCAAAAATTGTTTACTAGAAAGTATAGAATTAACAGCATTTCCATCTAAAATATAGGTAACAGAGTGATCTTCAGTAGATCTAGTACATCTTCCACACATTTGTACTAGTGTATCCAACATCTTCATCATATAATAATTCTTATTCTTATCATATAACTTTTTAATGCGTTTAGAATTCAATGGTAAAAAGGGTGCTTTTAATATAATTTGAAATCTACCCAAATCGCCATCTAAACTAATTCCAGTATCTAAAGAAGGACTGACTAAAATAGTAGCATCCTTTCTTTCTTTATGTTCTTTAATTATTTCTTCGTTAGAATTTCCCAATTCTCGAAAAAGAAATCTATCATCATCACCTATTATCTTTTTCAATGCTTGTGTTATTTGATTTGTGTGAGTATGTATAATACCCTTTTCAGATTTATGTATGTTACAAATCTCAGTAGCGATATTTAAGATATTTGGAAGATCTTTATTGTTGTTCTTATAAGAAAGACTATATTTTCTAGAAGATTTTATAGGTGATTTCTTAGAATCAAAAACAGAAGGAATATCAATATATCCATATTCAATCTCAGATATTCCTAGTGATTTTGTAAACTCTTTAACATTACTAATAGTAGCAGACATCATTAAAATCATATCCGCACCATCAAATATGTTCCTAGCAAGGGGTTTTATATCATAGGGAACAAGAGTAACTCTATCAGAATTCCTCTCTTCTACCAAATATTCACATTCTTCCCAATATCTAATGATGTCTTCAATAGAATTAACAATACCATTCAATTTACCCAATCTTTGAACTTCTTTTGCTCGTATCTTCTCAGAAATTTCTTCGCCTTTTTTAGATAATCTACTACGAAGTTTATCTAGTTCGTCTTTAAGCTTTAAATATACATCTTGCAACCAAATTCCAGCCTTAACAGAATCATCCGTAGTTAGTTTTTTGAAATCTATACCTTCTGCTGAAAGGTGAGCATAATTTATAGTGACTGAATATTGCCCAACTAATTCAGATTCTAAATTACTTGCTTCATCAAACACATAAACTTCTCTTCTCCTTAAGAATCCGGGAAGACTCATGAATGCTCTGTAATTCAATATAGGATCTATAGAAACAAATGCTTCATTTCTGCTTTTATAATATGGACATCTGTTAGCGGCAAAGCACTTTTCCTTTAATTTAGGAGAATGTAGACATGGTGCAAAATCTACAGACACATTAGGATCAACGTCACAATTATAATTACTCTTTCCTTTAACAACTAATGAGTCAGAAAATAATTGTTTATACTGATCTTGTAATGACTTAGTAACAGTTAAAATATAACTCCCAAACGAATCTCCGCTTAAAAAATCATCTTCATACTTGTACGAATTATCAGAATTCTTTTTGTATATAGAATATGATTGTATCAATTCAGATCTCGTATGATCAATTGGCGAAGAGGATCTAGCAACTGCTGCTGCTATGTGAGATTTTCCACTCCCAGTAGGGAGTGATGCTATTGCAAATTTTTTACCACTAGAAAAAATCTCAGATATTTTCTTTAATGCGATTTCTTGTGCTGGTCTTGCTATTGAATCTGAAGGGAATGTTTTTAAAAAA